CCTAATATTGATATTAATTCATTATTACCAAAATGGTTTATGTTACAATATGCTTATGGGGCAGAACAAAAAGACCCAATTATACCATATAATGCGAATAAATATAATCAATTAAAAATAGATTTGAAAAATTTATATAATATTAATTATACTTTGGAATTACATAATAAAATAAATCTAACACAAAAATGTAATTTGGCAATTAATAATTTAAACAATAATATAATAAATAATTTAAAAATAGAAATTGTTAAAATAGATAATTATAGAATATATATAATCACAGAAGAGTTATCATTAACAGAGTTTAATACAACACAATATAAAATACATAAAGAGATTATTAATAAATTAAAACTTAATTATATTAACAAAGATAATATTAAAACAAAATCAGACAATATTCCAACAATATCAAAATTTAATGAACTTGTAATTTGTTTAATTATTAGATATAACACATTAGAAAGTTATAACCAACAATTGGCAGTTTATCCACAATTTTATAAACATATGAAAACAAAATATAATATTAATACAGAATTATTCGCAAGTAGTCTTAATTTCTTTTTCCCAAATTATTGTTCTTTATATTATGATTTAGAACAACATTTCGGAAGTTTGGGCAATTTTAGCGAATTCAATATTACAAATGAAGATTTTTATGTAGCAAATCCACCCTTTGATGAATCAATTATGACAAATATGTCTATTAAAATATTAAAATGGCTAAGTAATTCAACAAGAGGCTTGAATTTTTTTATTACTATACCAGTATGGGATGAAAATAGTAAATATGGAAGATATGAAGCACTTGAAATATTAAAAAAATCACCTTATATAACATTTATTACTAAATTAGAAAAACACCATTCCAAATTTTTTGATTATTATGAAAATAAATATAAATTCCCTTGTAAAATGTATTTCATTTTATTACAAAACAAATTAGGTCGTGATAAATATCCAATTAAAAATGAATTATTAAACACAATACATATTATGTTTAGACTTAATAAACAAATAGGGGGCATTCGGGCCCCAGAAAATAATGAATCAAATAAAATTATTAGTTATAAAATTCAACATAATAAAAAGACCAAAATAAAAATTAATATTAAATATAGAAAAGAACCACCGCCATATAAAAATATTAAAACAATTAAACCCTCAACTAAATATTCAACAAAGGAATTAATTTATAATTATATTAAATCTCTTGAACCATTTATTAAATTAAATAAACAAATTAATAATATCGCATTAATTGATTTAACAGCAATGACACAAGGAGAAAATGCTAATAAATATAATTATATATATGATAGATTAAGATGGACATATAATGCTTTGTTTAATATTATTTTATTTAAACAAGATTTTAAATTATTTAATATGGATATATCTTATTTACTTGATATAGATTCCACAAAAGATAATAAATATGATTTTGTTTTTATATCAGGTAATATTGAATATAATAAATTACAACACATTAAATATTATTCAGAACAAATGAACTATGTATTACATATTAAACAAATAATTTATTTATTAAATATACAACAAAAAGATGGGTCAGCAGTATATTTAATATCAACTTGTGATACCGATATTAGTAGGAAAAATATTGCTCTATTACAAAATTATTATAAAGAAGTCTATCTTATTAAAAATTTAAATTATAATTTATCATTATCTTATATTGTTTGTAATGGGTTTTTAGGTATATCCAAAACAGAATTAGATAAATTAAATATAATTAATATCTCTTTGGCTTTGACTAATCAAAATGTGTTTAATTCTAAATTACGTGATAAATATAATGTAACATTACCAATTAATACCGACAAACAAACAAATGTATTTTTAGATAACATATTTGATATTCAATATTCCAAAGAATTAGATAAAATTATTGATAATTGGCACATTGATATGCGCAAATAATAAACTCATAATTGGCATATTCCCAATATATTTTTAATATATAAAAATTTATTATTTCTTTATTTATCATATTATATATATTAATGTATTTTACAATTAATAGACCAACAAATAATGAAAAAATATATATAGAATATGATAAATCAAGTAATATATTTGATAGAAAACCATTTATAAAATACGCGGATAAATTTACAAAGCAATATATGCTTAATAAAAAGAATAAAAAAAATGATAATACAGATTTATTTGAAAATACAATTAGTCCAAAATTATTAATAAAATTATTAGAAATACAAATTGGCGAAAAAAATTATGAATGGATTAATTTTGTTAGATTTATTATAAAAGATAGTAAATCGGAATATAGATATACAGAAAAACCAGATTTAAAATTAAATAATATTGTTTCAATAACAGTAAATGAGACAGTTAGAAAAGGCAATTTATGCCATAGAGAAAAAGCATTTCACAATTATAATTTATTTTTATATTTATGTTGTTTTAGACATTTAAATTTAGGAGGCAATTTAATATCAAGAATTTGGCATTATTGCCATACTCGCACTATTGAAATATTATATTTAGGACTATTATTATTTAAAAAAATAACAGTATGCTGGGGATATTTATTATATTTTGAAGATTTTAATCCAATTATTAAAGAATCAACTATTATTGATATTTTAGATAATGATAGAGATTTTATTATAACATATAAACCACAATTATATGAATTAATTGCCCATATTACAAAATTAAACAAAGACAAAGATAGTTCAATAACTAAATTATTAAATAAAACAGATATCTTTGATTATGAAAAAACAAAATATCTAAATAATGTTAAATACCTAAATGCTATAATTAATAAAAATAATATTAAAACAATTCATGATATTTGGGCCAATATTTATAAACCGGAATATATTAATTTTCATAAAGAAATAAAATTAGATTTTGCCCCAAGTTTGGAAAAAATAATTATTGAAAATGGGCTTAATAAATGTTTAGAATTAAATATGAATTTTGGTTTTACTTCTTTATGTATTTTAAATGCCATTAAATATTTGGAAAATAGTTTTTTAATTGTTATTGATGAAAATCAACAAAAAATATGGAATAATATCGGCGTTAAATTAATTCAAAATTCTAAAAGAATTAGCAAATTTAAATTAATTGATGATAGTTATACTTTCGCTTTATCTAAATTCAGAAAACGTGGGCGCATATTCAATCTAATTATGATTGATGGTTGGTCATTTTTTGAAGACACATTATATTATATTATCGCTATTGATGATTTTATTAATGTTGGCGGATTTATTTGTATTGAAAATGCCATATTTAAAACCGTTGGCCGTATTATGAATTATATTAATACCGTTTTTAAACATTATAAATTAATATATACAGATAATTATATTGTTATATGGAAAAAAATAAAAATTAATAATATTGATTTAGAATTTCATATCAGTAATTATCAAAATTGATTTTTTTATTACTTATATAGATTTTATTAATATATATTAATAATAAAAGCCAATTGCGCAAAAAAATGTCTGAAGACCCCTCTTGGGTTGAACCCGAGGCACCCTCTTGGGTTGAACCCAAGGCGCTTGCGCCCGTGAAGCCATTTACAAATTATATTATTGAAATTTTTGCCACGATTGATTCATATAAGCCATATTTTAACATTCCTTGGACTGTTAAGCGTGACGATTATACCAACACAATTTGCTGGTTTATTATTACTCCGGAACTAATTTATCGGCTTGTTTCAATTATCAAATATGAAAAGTGTTTGGAAATTTGTTGTGGATTTGGCGTTTTATCTTATATTTTGAAGCAACAAGGTTGTGATATTATTAAGACGAATATGTATTCTTCAAAGTATGATTTTCGCCCATTGTTCCGATATTGTTTAGAAGATATTATTAATATTGAAGCCGTTGCTGCTGTAAAGCGTTATAACCCGGAAATTAATATTTTAATTATTTGTTGGCCTTGTTATGACGATCCTTTTGCTTATGAAGCAGTCAAGGAATTTAAGGGCAACAAAGTAATTTATATTGGGGAAGGCAAGAAGGGTTGTTGCGCAAATGATGATTTTTTTGATTATTTGGAAAAGCATTTCATTGAAGCATATGATTATGAAATTGTTAAGAAATGGAAGAGCATTTATGATTATTTGGCAATTTATACTCGCCGGCCTGTGCCTAAGTGAAATTTCTATCCTTTGGTTCAATAAAAATACAATTAATTAAATCAAAAATTTCTTTTTCTGTATGAACAATAATTTGCTCGCCTTTATTCTTTCCGTCTTTGGTTAATTTAAATATTCCGTATTCATTTAATGTATATCCCATTTCATTTGCTTTATTACGCATAATTTTGTTAAATAATCCCGACCCGGTAAAATATAATAAAGCACAAGGATAAGCGTTTTTTGAAATGAATCTAATATCAATGCGCCGACCAATTGAACCTTTGTATTTACAAACGCCCATATATTTGGTTTTTCCTGCGGTTGTTAAATCGCCAACTAAAAACCCTTTATCTTTTAAATTTTTTACATAATTTAGCAAAATATTTGATTTTTCAATATCTTCGTCATTTATGTAGTCTTCGTGAGTTATTAACACGTCAATGTCGCCACAAGTTTCTAATTGGCGCCTATAACTACCGCAAACGGTTGTATTAATATTAATTGCGACGGCTTCTTTTTGTAAGAATTTGGCAATTTTATGCGCCTCTTCCCACGGAATTCTTTCTAATAAATCATAATAGAATTCTAATCCAACAGCTATATGATGAGTGAGGGCATTCTTTTCAACCTTAATTATACCGGTTTTCCATTTATTAATTAAATCATTAATTGAAGTCACACCCATTTCAATTAATTTTTCGGCTTTTACTTCCCCAACACCGGTAATTTTACATAATTCATTCTTTAAATTAAGAGAGGGATTTTGTAATATATAATTATCTAATTCCTCAATTTCTTTTAATGTATTTGTTTCTAATATTTCGTCAATACGCGCTGCTATACCTTTTCCAATATTATCTAATTTAATCGCCTCTTTGCCACTTGTTATTTCCTCTTGATTGTTTTTAATTGTTATTAATGCCTTCTCTAAACTAATTATACGTTGATAATCCTTTGTTGATTTCTTTAATTTTAATTTTGATATTAAGTCCGTTAATACATTTATTATTTTAATATTTAATTCTTGAACAGTGGATTGGGAATTTTGTCTCAAAACCACCGTCTTTATTTAATTTATAAGTTTCGTCATCTAAAAAAATAGTCCCGTATTTTTTTCTTATGATTGAAAAAATAGATTGATCGTGTCTATGGTCAAAAAATATGGGGTCGTTTGGTGTTACTGATGGTGTGTCAGTAATCAAATGTCTTTGATTGATGCAAGTG